ACATTGCTTCTGAGTCAACCGCGCAGTATTTCGCTTTCCATGCTGCAATATCATCAGCAAGCAAAAGAACGGCTTTCGGAATCGCCATTGCCCACACTTCGCCTTTGAAGGTTTCATCTGTCAGCTTGTCCTCGGCGTCCCCGTATTTGTGAACACCGTCATTGAAGATGCTGCCTTTGATGCGATAGTATTGCCCTTCAACTAAGAAATCGGCGGTTAAAGCACCGCCTGAAATTGTAAATGTGCCATTTCTGCGGTCAAGGTCAAACCAGTTCCGCAGTTCTTGACATAATTCAGTAAGCACTTTAACCGCCTCCTTCTCACTTCTCTTTGTCAGAAGATTTCCTCGTTTTCTTTGAGGGCTTCTGAGCAGTTCCTTTATCGGTTACAATAACAGACATATCAGTCACCTCACGAAAGCGTCAGACCACTCAGGTCATAGAACTCAATCAGGCGACCAACGCCTTCCTTCTCCTGAAGGACAGCAAGCTTCTGAACGTCCTTGTTCGTAATCTTGAACACGCCGTCCTGATCGCTGTCGAGCGTCTGCATACCAGCACCCTCAGTCGGGGAAAGCCCAACCTTGCAATCACCATAAGCAAGACCGCTTGAGAAGTTGCTGAACTTGAGTGCGAGGAAGTAACCTTCGCCCCAGTCAGTTACAAGCTGTCCGCTCGTGAGCTTGTTCAGAGTACCAGTGATGGCCTTCCCGGACACGGAGACGCCACTCTGCATCTGAGATGCGGTGGTTCCCCAATAATCCGTGCCACTGTCAGCCGGGGCAACAGTGACACTCGTCAAGGGCCCACGTTGATGGTGCCTTTGACAACACCACCGGCGTATTCAACGAGAATCTGAATACCGTCCATGACAAGAGACTCAATCTGAGCGCGTTCGTTATTCTGATAGCCGCTCTTGATGCCGATGAAGCCCAGCTCGTCAGCAGTCAGGCCGAAAGAAGCAGCGACATCGCCGTTCATAGTCAGATAGTACAGAATCAGGTTTTGCTTGGCAGTCGCAACGAAAGTGCCTTTGGTGATTCTGGAAGAAGTGATCACCGTGCCAAGGCCGAGGAAGTTCTCGATGTAGTTCATACCAAAAACAGTCTGAACAGAAATCGTGGCACCGCCGAGATAATCGGAAACATCTTCAGGATTGACGAAATACACCGCCTCGGCAGTGTCATCCTCAAAAGCGACCTGAAGCTTTCCCCACGCATTAGCAAGCGCGGCCTGAAGGCCGGTGCCGCTGGCGCTGACAGAGCCGGTGATAGTACCATTCAGGAAATTGAAAAGACTGGTGCGAACGCCCTTCTGCACGTCTTTCAGAAGAGCCGCATCAGTCTGAACAACAGCCTCGTTATAGCCGGACTTTTTGATTGCTTCAGCGCTGGCAGCTTTACGCCACTTATTCAGAGTGATTTCGCCGATGGGGACTTTGTTGCGCTGGTACTGAGAAAGCGGAATGACTTCGCCTTCGGGAACAGCACCGCTCTGAAGTTCGCCAGTGGTGGTGTAGTAATACATCGTGGTGCCTTCCATCATCGGAATCTTCCGAGTGACGCCAAGGACTTCGAGAAGTTTGGCAAGACTGCCGTGAGTGAACTGACGGACGAAGTCTACTTCGCGGACTTTCGCCATCTGAGCTGCTTTGATAAGCCGCTCTTCAGCTTCTGCATAAATAGGGGTAGACATGGTTTTTCTCCTTTCTTTGGTTAGAACCCAAACAACTCATGATTTTCTGCAATCGCCTGATGTCTTTCGTTGATATCTTTGATTGCGTCGATTTCTTCTTTGGTTTTGTACACTTTGCCGCTGCCAGCCGGTGGAGTCGGAGTATTTACACCCTGCTTCCCAGACGTAACGATGAAATCTGACCATTCGTCTTTGATGCTCTTTTTCAGGTCAGCAGAATTTTCAATCTTCCCTTCATCGTTTAGCTTGACGGATTCAAGATCAGTTACGCGAAGAATAGAATCCAGACGCTTTTCGGAAACGCCCACTTCCTTCAGAAGATTGCGGTAGGCAGCTTCTTTCTTGCCTTTGGTTTCCTTCGCTTCAATGTCTTTCTTGTATTCGTCAAACTCTTCCTTGATTGCGTTGTACTTCACTTCAAACGCATTCTTCTTACCGCCGCCAGTGGCTTCTTTAAGCTCGGCAAGCTCTTTCTGCACAGATGCAAGTGTCTCAGCATCTTTCTTCAGGCTGTCTCGCTCTTCTTTGATGCTGTCGAGGTCTGCGCTGTGTCTCGCGCAAATGTCTTCAGCAGCTTTGTCCAAATCATCAACAGGCATGTTGTGTTCGGACAGGATCGCTTTGATCTGTTTAATTGAAAATGCCATGACATATTCTCCTTTGTCTCGGTGGTCAGTGTATCGACCATTAGAATTTTATAAAAACCGCAGTGTCTCGCGGGTTTTACCAATAAAAATGCACCCGGCAGACCTACATCAAAAAACCTGCGAGGATCGCAAGCGTTCGGTCTGCAAGGTGCAAAAAACAACTGTCGGAGGTTAACAGTTGTTATCAGCCTTTTAATTGCTGTTCAATTATTTTCTTGTACTCATCCACATGCTCTGAAATAGCATTTTTGAGAAAGTGGATGGGCCTCATGCCATGAGTCATGTGCCATTCACCGTTTTTGTCTTGAAACGCCCATGGCGATTGTCTACCTGTTCCGTTTTCAACATAAATACCGGTGCCATATTCGTTATAAATGGCGTATTCTTGGTTTGTTCCAACATAGCATGTATCATCTTGCACCTGATGAGAAATACTGTTCCTCAGCGCACCGGTATCAACTCGGCCAGCAGAAGTTATGTTCGATTTTGCATGTGTGACGGCTTGGTTTCCACACGCTTCAAGCGCTGCTCTGCATTGCTGCTCAAGCTCTTCTAATACCTTGTCAGTGTTATCAACAGCAATTCTTACTTCCATCAGTCATCATCGTCCTCTTCATTCTCGCCTTGCCATTCTTCAAAGGACATATCTCCCATTTTTGGTGAGCTTTTTACTGTTTCGCCTTCAAATCCTTTAACCCAAGATATTAGAGTGCAACGACAGTTTTTTGCAATGGCATAATATTTGCCGTTGTGCTTTCCCTTGTTTTGTGTTATACTATTCCCAACAAAATAATATCCGTTTTCAGTTTGGAGGTTATACACATGAAGAAACAACCCGCTCGGCTTTCTGTTGACTGCGACAATATTATCAAGGAATACCTTGCCGGTAAGTCCGTTAAGCAACTCGCGTCTGATATTGGTCATAGCAGGCAAGTTATCTATCGGGTACTCCGAAACGCTGGTATCACTCCCCGTAACCGTTCCGAGTCCATGTATGTCAGAATGTCTCAGACTTCTGAAGAAGAGCGTCAGCGCCTCTCTGCTGCTGCACACGAGGCAAAGCGAGGATATATAAATTCTCCTGAGACTCGCCACAAAATGGCTCTTGCCAAGAATAAACGTTCTGGCATTTTTGAAGCTGAATTTATTTCTCGCCTTACTGCTGCCGGTGTTCCTGTCTATCCGCAAGAACCACTTCTTGCTTATAATCTCGACATTGGATGTGGCCCTGTCGCCGTGGAAATCCACACTCAAACCGGAAGCCCTTTGACAGGGAAGCATCTTGTAAAGCTGATGAATTGCCTTGATGCGGGGAAAAATATGATTTACGTTTGGATTGATCCCAGACGAATCAAATTCTCCGACTCTTGTTACGAGAAGGTTATCGCCCTCGTTCAAAGCATCCGCAGCAACCCACCCGGAAGGTGTAAGTATTGGGTGATTCGGGGTACAGGTGAACTCTACGCCTCTGGCTGTTTTGATATGAATTAACTCACCCTTGTATTTATGCCTGTAGCTTCTGACAATCTCGCTGTCGGTTGCTACAGGTGTTTTTCCTATGAAACAGTTCCAGATTTCTTCTTGTGGAGCATCGCTGTCACCTGTGCAGTCAGCAGGATAATAGATTGTGTACCCGTCAGGCGTATAAAACGGCTCATCAACGGTTGTTCTTTGCCCGTGCATCTGCCTGTGCGCCGTTCTGGTTCTATCATCAAGCGTTGCTTGCCATTCTATCGTCAAGTCGACGCCCAAGTCATCTGCTCTTCGAAACGCCTCATACCTTCCAGCGTTCTGCGCAGATGTTGTCATCGTCCGAGCATAACGAACAGCAGAATTGTAATTCATCTGCCCGACACGCTGAAGCCGTTCGGCAACTTCATACGGAGATTCGCCTTGAAGGACGCCTTGCAACACAGCAGACTGAATCTTCTGCATGTTCCATTGCATATCCTTGTTCGCCGCAATCTCGGCAGCTTTTCTCGTAGACGGTTTCGGCATCAACTGGCGCTGATCTCCAAGCAGATATTCAGCCGTGTCATGATTGTAAAGCGTGAATCCAGTGTCAATCTTGCCGTCATGCTCAATCATGTATGTGGCATAGTTGCCATTCAGCGCATAGACATCAGGCATTGCGTCCTTTGTCATTTTCAGCGCTATCTGATTCGCATTGTGGTAATCGCTGGCAAGAACTTCTTTCATCTGCTCCCAGCGTTTGCCAACCATCGTGTGACGGTAACACCAGTCAGAATATTCTTTCTTTGTGATTTTTCCTGCCGTGAGAAGCTCTTCTTGCTGTTTTCTACCGGCCTCTGTCTTTTCCAGATAGTCCTTTAGCTTTTTCTCAACTTCCTTTTCAGCCTGCTTGTATTCCTCGGCGATTCGGCCTTCAAGCTGTTCCAGCCTCTGATTCGTTAGTCGATGTCCCTCGTCTATCATCGTTCACGTCCTCTTCGCTGAACCGGTTAATGTCTTCCTCGTCAATCTTCTTCAGTTCTTCATCTATCTGATCAATGTCACCGAAGATAGTCATAATCTTCTTTGCGACGTATTCGCTGCTCAGATAGCTCCCGGCCTGAACGAGCGTTTGCACTTCTTCCTGAACATTTACCATCACGCTTCTGGTAAAAGACGGCTCGTCCTCAATGCCGATAACATCCAGAAGATGTGAAAGAAACTCTCTAACGCAATATTCATATTCATCGGCTTTGGAATTAATAGGCTCATAAGCCGCCCGGATTTGTGTTGCCGTCGCTGCACCTGCCGCAATACTGTCAGTATCAAGCGCCATGAAGTCTTTATACAAGTCCTTCTCAATGCGCTCAAGCAACTTTTCACGGGCCTCATGCGGGATGTCAACGGTATGAGCATCAACAGCAGAACCAGCGGCATCATCTACAACAGCAGCACGGTTGATATGCAATCTCTGAATGAACTGCTGCAAATCTACATCGTCCATGCCGCCCGTGTTATGCAGAATCCAATAGATTTGAGCTGTGTCCAAATCATCTGCAAAACCTGACTTGATAATGTCGTATGCGTCAATCTGCGCTCTGATTCCCACCAGTTCGCTTTGATGGTGCGGATTGCCCCAAAACGGAATGATGGGATATGTTGGGTAGTTCTGTCCATCGACAATCTCTGTCCCGTCTGCTTCCGAATTTGCAGTGATCTGAATATACGGCCGCTTTTCGTTCAGGATTCTTCCTTCGCCTTTTACCCATATATAATCGGTGTAACCGTCCTCTTCATAGAGTGTTGCCCTTAACGGCTTGTCAGGAGCAAGCTGCCAATGGCGAACACCGGCCCGTTCGGCTCCTGTCTCTTCGTCAACCAGCGGCATGTATTCAAGCATCGTGAACACTTCCAGATGGTCAAGATTCCAAAAGCCGTAGGAACACCCAGCAGAAAGCGCGGCACGGCCGCATTTTTGCAGCCTCGTGTCAAAGTCATCTCCGAGCTTTGTTTCCGTCTCTTCGTTTTTCCATGTGACGCCATTACCGAGCAAGAACTGATTTTCTTGAGTGATAAAGCGTCTGAAGAAGTTGGACGCCAGCTTGTAGTTGGCAGACCAGATATCATTTACCGGCCTGCCTTGAAGGTCGAACAAAGCCCTCTGAAAATTGACGATTGTCGTGTTGCATTGCCTGTCGTAATCATCTGCAATCTTCGCCATTTTGTACATTGACGATGCCAGATGATCAGTGACCAAGCCTCTGACAAAATCCATGCGCTCGGCATCACTCTCGCCGATGGCAAGCAAATCCTGATATGTTTTCATGAAACCACCTACCAAACCAAATTGGTGATCCTCTTTTCATTTTGACCTATACGCTGCCAAATCTGCTCAGTTGCGTATCTTACTGCGTCAATATGGTGATTGTCTTTATCGGAATATCCCGTTATAATCTCACCGTCTTTGTTTCTTTCGTACTCGTACTTTATGAACTCAGCTTTCGTCTTTGGACAGCGTATAGGATCAATAACAATCTTCTGAAGCCTCTGAAGCCAAACCATCGAACGCTCAACGCTTCCCGGCCCTTTGATAGCTCCAAAGCACTTCAGGCCATACTTGTTATAGTCGGCCACGCTCTTCGGTTCTGCGCTATCAGCCGTTATTCTGTCTTCCCTTGTGATTCCATGCTCTTTCAGCAAATCAGCCGTTTCTTTGTTGCCAAGCTTGTTTGCTTCCATCTCATCGAAGATGTAAAGCGTTTGCTGTGCCGAATCATACTGACAGCGGTTGAAAGCCCAAGGATCAGGGAAGTAACCCCAGTCAAGGCCATTCAGAACACGGTCAAAGCGTTTGACTTCTTCGTCTGTTATCTCTCTGACTTCGATATTCTCAAAAACGTCTGAGCCGGTTCCAGTCGGAATGCCCAAATATTCGTGTTGGTATGCTCTCTCGTTCGTATCCTTGAGATATTCAGCTTCAGCTATAAACTGTTCACCCAACCACTCGGCAGGAGCTTCCAGATATGTGCTTTTGTGGCACAATCTGTCATCTCTCGGCTCTTGAGAATCAACATTAGCCCAGTTGTCTCGGCTTATCGGTGGGTTATAGCTCTCGAAGTTCCAGAACTTGTCACCGCCACGCATTGTCGATTGCAGGATTGTTCTGATTTCTGCTCTACCGGCGAACTGGTCTTTTTCTTCAAAGTGCGTTACAGCGATATATCCGAATGGCACCTTGATTGACTTGATCTTCATTGGATCATCAGCACCACGGAACATGATTTTCTGCCCTGTGGGCTTATAAATCAGTTCAAGCGGTGACACTCTTGCCGTCCAATATTTGGCCGCGCCGAGTTCACCTATTGCCCAAATGTATTGAGCATATACGGAATCCCGAAGCGTGTTTCCAACCTTCCGAAGGACTAACGCATGTCTATCAGGATTGTCTTTGTCCATTAAAAGCATAACAACCATAAGAGAAACGGCAGAAGATTTCATTGATCCTCTGCCGCCGCTTAAATCGTAATGCGTATGCCCGTGAATTTTAACATCCCTTGCCAATTCCACAAATGAAGGTGAAAGGTGATCTGACAATTTGGTTTTAATCAATCCCATATGATTATCACACCTTCATCCTCTTCCTTTGGCTTGGTTTGTAGGAATTTATCAATCACAATTCCCATTGCGGTTGCAATCGTCTGTACGCTTGCTTTTTGAAGTTTTGACGGGTCTTGGAGTGCTTCAAGCGCCATTGCAACAAAAGCCTGTGCGTTATCAGATTGAGATTCCAGAAAAGCAAGCATGTCTTGAGTATTCTGCTCTTTTTTCTCAGTGACTTTCTGTGCCACTTCTGGATTGCTCCTGATAGTCCGCTGAATTGTTGTCGTGGAAACTTCATACTTCTTCGCAAGTTTCCGAATTGACATTCCTTCTATTCTATCGGCAATAATTCCTTTTCTTTGTTTATCGGTTAATTGTTTTGCCATAGTTTCCACCATCCTTTGTGGACGGCAATGTTCTTTATTCTCCTACCCAATTCATAAAACTGTCAGTGTATTGTTTTACTGTTCTTCCGTCACCGTTTTTCCATTTTCCTCTGTAATAGACTGATTCAACAATACTATTTGACGCACTTATGTCTTTTCTTGTATCTTCTACAGCGTGTCTACATAAAAAAATAACAGCCTCTTTCCCTGAGTCTGTTACAGCATCCGCAAGTCTTTCAAGTGCTATCTTTTGCCCTCTTGGGCATTCTCCACCAACAAGCTTGTATTCATAAAACACAAATGCTTTGTCATGGTATTCAAAATAGCCATCAATGTCTGTCGGCGTTATTCTTCCGTATCTTATTCCGCTGAAATCTATAATTTGCCGTGCCCGTTCTCTATTTTGAATCTTTCCTCTTGATTTATCGTCATATATCATTTTGGAACGGCACACCATCCTTTGTCGTAGAAAGCGTCAATAAAGTGCTCGTGCTGTTCGCCTATATAAATCACAGCTTGCCCTTGCAGTGGCGCTCCCGTCTTTCCGTCTGGCATATAGAATTTCACTCGGCTCCGAGGAAAACAAACAGCGGTTGAATGCTTTATGAGTTTGTTAAACCATTCTGTTTCTGTTGCATTGTTGACAAGGACAACGGCCTGCTGGATATTTGGTAATTGCTCTATCAACTTGTCAATGAATCGTGTTATCAGTTCCGAGGAATACGGTGGATTCATCCAGACATTGCCGTGCCACGTTTTATCAAGGCCGTTGGTTTCAGCCGTATAGTATTCTTTGGCACCAACTGTTTCTTGTGCAATTTCCGAGGTTGCGGGATCTAAATCAATGCTTCCCATCGCTTCCCGTGCGGATTCTATATATTCCTTCGGCGTGTACCATTCGTTGTTACCGCTGTTGAAAGCAACATGGGGCTTTTTTGATTCTTCAATCTTTTTTAGAACAGCAGAACGGGAAATGATATCATCGTTTTCACGAGCTTCTGCTATAGCTTCTCGTACAACATCCTCATGCTCTGCCATCTGCTGAAAGTCTGAAGCAACGTCTTTACTAAATCCAAGTTCTTTTATGACTTCCGTTTTCGGCTTAACTTCTTCGACTATGATCGAAGAAGTTTCTAAATCAGTTCTCTTTCCTTGCGATTTTGGAATTTCCTTCAGCATCGAGCCTATCCGCACTTCTGCAAGAGTGACAAGCTCCGCAATTTCCTGCGCTTCTGATTTCTTCTGTTCAAGAACTTCTTTGGCAAGTCCTACTTTCTTAATCGCATTGATTTCTGCCCGGACGGCAGCAAGCTTTTCGCGCCCTACAAGCGCAAATTTTGAAAGCTCTTGGATTGTCTCCGGTAGTTGTGCTGAATAGGTTGCAATTTGGGTATTCATATTATCGTCCTTTCTTCGTCCGGTAATATAGGCATGAAAAAAGGGAGTGCGGACGATAGACACTCCCTCACAGCTTGCAATCTGTGTTCATGCGTCAAAGCAAATGCTTGTGACCGTTTTTATGTGACCTCTTTATCGAGTATCGGCTCCCACCTCAGCCGGAATGATACCCGTTCCCTCGGTTTCCGAAGAAACTCCACTCGCCTGTCTTTTGACTGTACGCAGAAAGAGGTCGGAACTGCGTAGCTGTCATGGTTGCGGTGATTGGCTCTTCCCCAATGATCTCCAGCGTATGAGGCTGGCGGGATGACTGACTTCCCCACACCGCGATAGAAAATGCCGGGTTGAGTTTCACTGAACTCATTAACCCGGCACCAAACAGAAATGAAGAGTGGAAAAATGAAAAAACACTACGATTGCAGTATAGCATAACCTTCTTTATTTTTCCTATCATCTTTTTATCATTCGCAAGGAATCGCCCCTTTGAGAAAGTGAATCATCTCCTCGTAATCTCTGAACTCACAGACAAAGTCTCCGTCTGAATCGTAGAGGTTGATTGCTTCCAGATTGCCGTCTGGTGAATCAAGCTCTTGCCACTTCCACAGAAAACCGTTAACCTCGATTTCCTCAATTCCTGAATTTATCATTATTCTTGCCATTTTATTTGTCCTTTCTGCCTTGTCGGCTTG